CATCCCTGTTGCAAAAAGGACACACTTTGAGAATGTTGCATAAATATCACACTTTTTTACAGTATATTGACGACATATCAGTTGGTTTATGTAGCAAATACAGTGACTTAATAGATAAAAGACTGTCAAAACCATAAAAACATAGCAAAAATAGGGGCTGCGAGAGCCACTGGGGGGTCTAGGGTAGTACGTATATGTACAAATACACAGAAGTGATTTTTAAAAGGGGTGACATAATGTCGCATATACGGAAAAACACACTTGACACGCCCTTATTTCCGGGTATAACTGCGTAGCAGGAGCAGGTAGTTAAACTTTTAGTGTTTTAACTAATAAATAATAAAACAAATAAATAGTTAAACTATATAAAAAAGATTGGACATAGGTAAAGTTTAACTTGACAGTTATACTAACCGTAGTGTATACTAATATTTGTAACACAACATAAACTATAACAAACAATAAGTGTTATACTAAGGTATCTGTAGTAATCTGGGTGTTACTCTTCCTCCATGTCTCCTCCTCCTACACGTAGACTGCTACAGATACCACCTTTTTGGTGGTGATATGAAAATTATTGAAACAGTAATGGAACAAAACGGTAATTTTTGTGGTTACCGTATTCCTCTAGTGTCTTATGAATATAAAGAACCTGAAAAATTAAATAAAGACTTAGTTTTTATTGTAGATGAAATAGAAGAATTTTATTTAAATGTAAAAGCAGATAGTATTAAAAATGATTCCGATGGTGGTACAAACACAAAAAGTATACTTACTCATAACTATTGGAAGTTTAACATACTTGATAGGACAGAATACAACAGTATAAAAAAGTTTAAGAAATTTATAGGGGATTCTTACAATCACTACATAAAAACGTATACGCCATTTAAGTTTGAAGATGTATCTAAAGATATTTATGCACAATGCTGGGGTAATAAGCTTGGTAAGTTTGACTACTTAGATAAACATACACATACGAGTGAACTATTTTCCAATCATCTGTATTCTTTACATATGGAAATATCAGCAAACTACTTTATTAAGTCTCCTGGCCACGATACATATACAAGATTTTACAGTCCTATAATACTTAATAGGCAAGATTATGTTCCTATAAAAAACAAAGAGGGTCATTTGACTATCTTTCCATCTTTTGTAGAACATGACACTACCCCAAACAGAGATCCAGACAATTACAGATATACTTTAGGAATGGATGCTATAAACCCAAACCCTGAACAAGCGGAGTCAGTGATGGCACACGGCACTTACGTAAAACTATACGAAGATGAAAAATAAAATACACCTATATAGTTCTGAGAATGTCATTGAAGAGTTCTACGATGCTATAGCAGACGGTGACAGTAACAGACTAAGACGTGTACACATTCCTAAGTCCGATGTATTTTACGTGCGTGAAGCCCTGGAAGCTAGGCTAGGAAAGAGGTACACACTGGACCACGTAGAAAGAGCCATGTACCTAGAGGGATTCCTACAGAAATATGAAGTATTAGACCCGGAAAGAAAAAGACCCAATGTCGGATAAAAATAAAATACCTATACTACCACCAACTGAAATAGGATGGGAAGAAATACCAGAAGGCGGCATACACCAAAAATATATAGCTCAAGGTATTTCTGTAACTATGGGAAACCTCCCTAAAGAGATAGGTAATGAGTTTGATAATATAGAAAAAGAAATTAGGGAAAGTAATTTTACCAACGCAAAACCACAAAACGATAGACTAGTAGGACATTTAAAAAAAGAATTTCAAGTTCCTAAACATCTTAGGTCTGATACTATAAAAAGTTTTTTAATTTGGATGGCAGATGTAACCCTGTCTAACGACATACATTTTAAAAGATATTTTAAGTTGGCAGGTCTTCCTAACAATAATGTAGATTGTAATAAGCTATTAGACGCAGATCAATTCTGGGTAAACTATCAAAAGAAATATGAGTTTAACCCAGTACACAATCACGTAGGAATATTAAGCTGGGTAGTTTGGAATAAAATACCCTACAATGTAAAAGATGAATTTAAAATGTTTCCTAGTGTAGGGGGTAAAAAGGGTAACCTTACAAGTAGCTTTAATTTTATTTTTGAGGGAGGGTTAGGAAATGTTGCCCAATTCCCAATATTAGTAGATAAAAAAATGCAAAACTATATATGCATGTTTCCTTCATACCTTAACCATTTAGTCTATCCTTTCTACACTAGTGATGATTATCGTGTATCTTTTTCAGGTAATATATTTTTAACAACTTAATAAAAGTGTTGACAAAGCATCTTCTATACGTACAACTATGTGTACTAATGTTACTTACTGGTTGTCAAACAATAACTTACACAGCGTCATGCAGGGTGGGAGATACTGTATGTCAGAGAAACCAAGATGCTCAAACACTCGCACTTATCGGACATAAAGAAGCGGCTACTGAACTTATGTGTAGCGATAGCATTATTAGCAAGTCCGATATTTGCACAGGAACAAGTGCCGATTGATGATGGTATAACTAACAACAACAGTACCACCAACGACAACGGCAACGATATTGAGGGTGACTTCTCTAATAACTATGAAGACTCAACTGTAGAGTCTAACAATCAGAGTGAAGTTATAAACTATAACGGAGCAGGTTCATCTCCGGGGAGCAGCCCGGTAATGTCCAGCATAGCTCCAACAATTATGGGTGGGGGAGGTAACGACTCTTGCTTAATCCCTAAAAGCAGAGGTATCCAGTTAAACATAGTTGGAATCTCTGAAGGTGAGATGCAGCAAGACCCACATTGCAATCGCAGGAAAAATGCTAGATTGCTGGGGTTACCTCAACAGGTTGGAGGGTTAGGACTACAAGTGTCGGCTATCTCGGTTATGTGCCAAGATGCCACAGTATTTAGGAGTATGATGTTAGCTAATACTCCGTGTCCAATTAACGATGCACGTACTGGCAGACTGTTAATGGGCAAGAACGCTATAATGAAGTACAGAGAAAACCCTGCTTTGTTTGTTGTAGGGTACGAGTTAGACAAAGAGTTTTGGAACACCTTACTAAAGGTAGGAGAGGAATACAATGAAGAGTTTGTCGAAGATACTACTACTAAGCGCAGCCTTAGTGACCAGTTCAGGAGTAGCAAACGCAACAAGCCCGGAAGTTCAACCTCCACCTCCACCGCAAACACTAGAACTGGAAGTGGAAATAAACCTAAACCTGTCAATGACGGGGCAGGAAAAGATTGACGCACTAATAACTTCTTTGGGTGCTATTAAGAACAGGGTGACTGATCAGGCAACAATGACAGTAGGTGCTGTTGGTTATGCTGCGCTGGGCGGTGTTGTTGTAGATGACGCTATGAATGATGGGCTAATTACGCAGGGTGAGTTTGATTCCTACTTGGAAGCCCATGACCTTGTGATTAACCATGACTATTCTACAGCAGAGAACGCACAACAGTTATTCACTCAAGAATACCAAGGTGCAATGAATGACCTAGACGAAGCAATAGACTTACTAGCTGATGCTGCTGGGGAGATACTAACTGCTACTGGTATAATGGAAAGTGCTGCAGCAGCAGACACATCACCAGAGCAGACTGCGTTGCAAGGCATGATGGCTCAAGACGAGTATAGCATAGATCAGGCCGAAGTTGACGCCTATAACCAAGCTGTAGCACAAGTAGAGAACTACGCACAGCAAGCTGGTGCTTTTATGGCTGCAGCTAATAACGCAGATTTAACAGCCAGTATCGACAGCTACGCAACAGTTAATAACTTTGCAGTCGGTAACTACACAACTATTACGTACACACAAGCTATGGATGAGTTTGTAATTAACTGGAACGATGATGGGTTTGGCTCTGGTTGGCAGGGCTACTTAACGTCAGAGTTTAAAGATGCTTCAGATATATATGGGGCAGGTGAGTACGTAGCTGAATACGGAACTATGCCTAACTAATGGCAATGGAGTTCAGCATAGGAGGCTTTAATGTTAAAGGCTGGATGGTTGCTGTGGCTTTGCCAGTACTGTCTACTGTATCAGGTGGTGTATATTTTGGTTACGATACTCTCAACAGGTTTTACGGTGTAGAGGGTGGTGTAGAAGAAGCGCTAGGAAAAGGCTCAACCAACGCAAAGCAAATTGCAGAACTACAAAAAAGCTTGACTAAGTTAACTAACGACACAGCAAGAGAACGAACAGCAAATAAAACATTTGCAGCGAACCAGTTAAATACAGCAAGTCAAGCAATAAGAAAAGAATTACAAGAAGTCGAAACAAACCTAAGTGATGATAGTGTTGCAAAAATGCAACAGTTAACTGAACGGCTAACAACACTAGACGCTACGGTAACAAGTAGAATACAAACTGTAGAACAGGCTATAGTAGACAACGATGTTAGAGGACTGAACTCTAAGCTTGCACAACTAGCTACAAACATGCAGCAGATACTAGAGCAGCAGAAAGTTTTACTAGATTTAAGATCACAGGTTGACAAATCAACTACAATAACAGATACTATAGGAGATAAGCTAGACGTAATCCAAACAGAGATTGATGACATTTGGAAAGCTTATGATAGTATGGTAGAGAACCCTTTATAGAGGATGATTAGATGGCTAAAGGAATGCCACATTATTTTAAAGATGGTACTGAACATAAAGGCGGTATGCATAAGATGCCTAATGGAGATTTACATTCAGGAAAGACACACGGTAAAACTAGTAAAAAACTATTTCACTTTAAGGATTTAAGTGCAACAGCTAAGAAGAAAGCACGAAGGGGAAAATAATGAGTAAGTTAACTAAAGCTGAACTATCTAAATACAAAAAGTTATTGAGTCTAACTAGGAAGGATGGAAGTGGTGAACACTTCGTTGATCTAGAAGAATTTGAAGATAGAATGGATAAGAAATATGGCTCTTGGAGTATTATCCCTGTAAAAAAAGCAAAAGGTGGTATGGTGAAGAAGGGTTATAATAAAGGTGGCATAGCTTGTGGAGCATCTAACCCTGCTGCTAGACCTATGAAGAAAAGTAAATGAATATAAAAGATATGATAGTACCATTAGCTCTTTTGCTAATGTTTGCAGCACAAATATTAGTTCTGATAACTTTGATCGCAGGGTAATATAGTGGCATCTAAGTACTTCACAGAAGTTAAAAACTTATCAGCTACATCAGGCGGTGCTAGTGGTGATGTAGTATATACATGTCCTAGTTTTCATGTTTCTGTTATACAGTTTATTAACATTTCTAATGGGGCTACTAGCGCTAAGAAGTATAGCATTCAGTGGTATGAAGCAGCTACTACTACTTATCACACTATTGTTGATGAAGTTAGTTTAGCTGCTAGTACTAATGATAGCCTTTTAACTAAAGGTTTCTTAGCTTTAAGAGAAGGTGATAAGATTGTAGCCTTTGAAGAAAGTAGTTCAGACTTTCATATAACTTTATCAGGTGAAGAACACTTTAGACCAACATAACAAAAATGATCTAGGAATAGGTAGATCACAAATAAGGAACACAATCTATGGCAAGGACATTAACTGAAAGACAACAAAGGTTCTTGGAAGTATTGTTTGACGATGCTGGGGGAGATGTTGTACAGGCTAAGAAGTTAGCTGGGTATGGTAACAACTCTAGTACAACTTCAATAGTGGAGGCACTAAAAGATGAAATCGCTGAAAAGACTCGTACTTACTTTGCTAGGACTGCCCCTAAAGCTGCTTTTGCGCTTATGGGCGCTTTGCAAGATCCCACTGAGTTGGGTATCAAAGAAAAAATGATAGCTGCCAAAGATGTGCTTGACAGAGCAGGTCTTGGTAAAGTAGACAAAGTAGATGTTACCAGTGGTGGTGGCATTTTCTATTTACCACCTAAAGAAGGTGCAAACGAATAATACCTCAAAGAGAACTGGGATTCTGGCAGTTACCTCTGCCACCCAAAGGACACAACAAAGAGTGGCACATTATAGTAAGGACAACTTTAAAAGTTCCCTTTGGTTATGAGCTACACCCAGAAAACGATAAGTTACTTGTTCCTGTAGAACATGAGCTAGAAGCGTTAGAGCTTGCAAAACAACACCTCAAGCAGTATAGTTACAGAGCAGTAGCGCAGTGGTTGAGTAAAGAAGCAGACCGATACATCTCGCATATGGGTCTAAAGAAACGGATAGAAGTTGAGCGAAAACGTAGAAAAGCATCTGCAATTAAACGTAAGCTTGCCAAGTGGCTCCAAGAAACGCTCTCGGAAATCGAGAAGCTCGAAACACAAGGGGTCGGTGCATACTCAGAAGCCAGCGGAGATAGAAGCCCCCCAAACTGAAACTATCCCAGCGCAGGTAGTAGCCCCTGAGTATGACGTAGATGAAGCGCAGGAAGTCGTGTTTAAGCCTAATGAAGGGCCACAAACATCTTTCCTAAGTTCATCTGAAAGAGAAGTGCTATACGGAGGGGCAGCAGGTGGTGGTAAATCATATGCTATGCTGGCAGATCCATTACACGGCCTTAACGATCCCCACTTCTCTGGACTCCTTGTACGACACACAACTGAAGAACTAAGGGAACTAATACAGAAGTCACAGGAGTTATACCCACGTGCCATACCAGGAATCAAATGGTCAGAGCGTAAGTCACAGTGGATTTC